TCATGATTGGTACACCAGGCATTCAAAGATTTGAAGTTAATGCTTACGGCAAAAGAATTAAAGAATTAAAAGCAAAAGATAAAGAACAAGTAGCTCCAAAGAAAAAAGCAGCTCTTGGTGGTTACATGGATGAATTTCAAATTGCTGAAGAAGAACCTTTATCTAGACAAAAAAGAGCTTTAGGTGGAAGAGCAGCTCTTGAAGAAAAATATGATAGACGAAGAGCTTATAGAGCTTTTCAAGAAGGTGATTTAGTAGAAGAAGAAATTGTTGAAGAACCTTTAATGGCTCCAGTAGGAATGGAAGAACCTTTAATTGGAGATGAGATTGCTGCTGATGATTTAGCTATGGAAGAAGATGTAGCTATGGAAGATGCAGAAAGTGTTTTAGATACTTCCATGTTAAGTGAAGAAGAAGAAGTAGTCGTGGATGCTGCTATAGAAATGTATCCAGAATTAGAAGCCATTTTACCAAAAATGGTTGCAACAGAATTTACAGAAGACGAATTAGTAGAAGGACCTGGAACAGGAACTTCCGATTCAGTCCCAGCATTATTGTCAGATGGCGAGTTTGTATTTACAGCAAAAGCTGTTAAAAATATCGGCATTGATAAATTAAGAAAAATGATGGCACAAGCTGAAGAAGCTTATGATGCTGGTATGGTTAATCAAGAAGAAACTGCAGAACTTGCAGTAGATGAAACCATAGTATAACAGAATTTTTAGAGGGGTACTCTAAGAATAGACAAGCTACCTTCTAGCAATAGAAGCCCTTGTAGCTTCGTTTAAAACATAAACCCAAATTTTAGCTACCTTCAAAGTTAAAAGAAGCCCTATAAAGGAGGACATATGAAACAAGACGAAGGACAAACTAAGACAGTCGAGGCGAATCCATACAATCGCAAAAAGTATTGGCACACAGAAGATGTGATGCCGAAATCAATACCAGATGCAGATAGTGGACCAGCTCAACCAGACCCTGAGAAGAAGACAGGATTTAATTACGCAAGTAGTACTTCAACAGATAGTGCGAACCCAAATATTTTATCCACTTCTGAAACAGCCACTTCGGATAAGGTCTTACAAGAATCAGCATTAAATGTTGAATCCAAACCTTATACTAAAGTCGACTATAAAAAAAGATATGATGACCTAAAGCGTTATTATGACAGGAAACTTGGTGATTGGAATACAAAAGAAGGAGACCTTAAAGCACAGCTTCAAGCAAACCGACCTAAGTATACACCACCTAAAAGTGCTGAAGAACTTAGTGCTTTTAAAAAAGATTATCCTGACATTTATGGCGTGGTGGAAACTGTATCTCACTTGCAGTCTCAAACTGAGATGAAAGGTTTGCAAGAGGAAGTTAGCTCTTTGAAAAAAGCTAATACAGCTTTATCTCAAAGAGAAGCTCAATTAGAGTTATCGAAATTTCATCCAGACTTTAATCAAATTAAAGAATCAGATGATTTTCATAGCTGGGCAGACTCACAACCCATGGAAATTAAATCATGGATTTATGAGAATAACTCCAATGGTAGACTTGCTGCAAGAGCAGTTGACTTATATAAGAAAGACCGAGGACTTGGATTAGATAAAAAAGCCACAGAAGATAATAAGGTTAGTCAAGGTGCTGACTTGTTAGTTAAAACTAACGAACAAATTCAACCACCAACGAATAATCAAGTTATCTTTAAAAGTTCTGATTTCGAAAAGATGTCAGATGCTGAGTTTGAAAAGAATGAGAAAGACATTTTGATAGCTCAGAGAGAAGGTAGAATTATTAATAGTTAATAATAATACTTTCATTTTATCAACCAAACAAAAAGGAGTCATAAATTATGGCAAATTTTGCAGGTTCAAGTACTACTAACTTTGGTGGAGAAACTCCATCAGGTGACGAGGCTAACGCCTTTTGGGTACCTCAAATATACTCGAAAAAAGTTCAAATAGCACTACGTAAAGCATCTGTTGCAGAAGCAATCTGTAACACAGACTATATGGGTGAAATTAAAAACTTTGGTGACACAGTTAATATAGTAAAAGAACCACAAATAACAGTAAGTGATTACACTAGAGGTCTTGCGACTTCAGCTACAGCACTTACTGACGAAGAGCTTGTTCTCACAGTAGACCAAGCTAAATACTTTCAATTCGCACTAGATGATATTGAAAAGAGATTTTCACATATCAATTTCCAATCAGTTGCATCAGACAATGCAGCATACAAGTTAAGAGATGCTTTAGACAGTAATGTCTTTACATATCTAGGTCTTGATGCTTCATCTATCGGTGCTACTAGACAAGGAAGTACATCAACGCCTGACAGCATTGGTTTTACTAGTCCGCAAATTGACCCTTTAAATGAGATGAGTCAAGCCTCTTTTTTTCTTGACAGACAAAACGCACCTGAAGAAGGTCGTTGGTTTGTTGGAGCACCTGAGTGGTACGAATCTTTAGCTAACACAGCTTCTAAACTATTATCAGTTGATTATAACGCTGGTAAAGGTAGTCTTAGAAATGGATTAGTTGCAAGTGGTCTCGTTAGAGGTTTCCAAATGTACAAATCAAATAATCTAGCAGTAAATGACTTAACAGCAGCTTCACCTGCTGGGACAGCAACTGCTCCTGTGGCAACATGGGGTCAAATGAGTGCCGTTTCGTGTGCATCTCAATTGAAGATTGTTGAAAGTTTAAGAAGTACTACTACTTTCGCTGACATAGTAAGAGGATTACTTGTCTTCGGAAGAAAAGTTCTTAGAACTGAATGCATAGGAAGAACAATTTACGTTATAGCCTAATTTATTAGTCTATACGTTATTGTTAGTATTAAACCTAACATCTAGATAGGGGGTTGCAATATACCCCCTGTCTTTTAAAAAAAAATGGATTATATATTGAACATTTGCAAAAAGCGTGGGCTTATATAGTAGCACATAAAAAAGTTTCTATTGCAGTAGCAGTAGTTGTTGTGGTACTTATTATAGCCACTTAATTTTAAAAAGGAATCCAATGAAAGAAGCTTTAAAAAAGCTTAAAAAACATTTCGCAGAACTTCAAAAGTTAGAAGCTAAAGAAGAAATGATTATAGAAAAAATTGATGAAGCAATTGATGAGTTATCAGATTGCGACCATTCAGATTGTAAATAAGAAGAAGTATTATGGCAAAGACCTATTTAGCATTAACTAATGAATTATTAGTAGAACTTAATGAACCAGAACTTACAGCAATTTCTAGTGGAGTAGGAGTACAAAAACAAGTTTCAAACTGTGTAAACAGAGCTTACTCTGATATAGTAGATGCTGTTGATGATTGGTCATGGTTAAGTGCTGATGAACCTGATGACCCTTATTATGGAAATACTGTTATTGAAACAGAAGTCGGAAAAAGATGGTATTTATCAAAAGCTGGTTCTACAGGTGTAGATGGTGATTTTGATTCAGTAAATTGGGATATGTTTACTCTTGTAAATACTGCTTCACCTTATACAATTAATAAATTAGCTTTTACAACTTTAACAGTTTGGAGAAATAGCTACGCAAAAGCAGAAGAAGCTGATGCTAGAACTTCTCAATATGGAGTACCATTAAGAGTTATAAGAAGTTCTGATGGTAGAAGATTTGGGTTATCTCCTATACCTGATAAAGTTTATAATATACATTTCTTTGCATATGATAGACCAACTGCTTTATCTGCAGATACAGATGAAGTGGCATTTCCAGAACAATATAAAACAGTTTTATTAGCAAGAGCTAGATATTATATTTATCAATTTAAAGATAATATAGCTCAATCACAATTAGCATTAGATGAATACAAAAAAGGATTACAGTCAATGGCTGATAATTTAAATTCACCACAACCACAATATATGTCAGACGTAAGATTTACGTATTTGTTACCATAAGGAAAATTTAAATGCCAACACAAGGAGCTTCCATTACAGTTGCAGGAGGTTTAGATTTAGTTTCAAGTGCTCATGCATTATTTAGAACACCTGGAGCAGCAACTATTTTACAAAACTTTGAATCAGCTACAACAGGTGGCTATCGAAGAATAAATGGTTTTACAAAATGGGGTGGAGGAAGTTCAACCAGTCCAAGTGGTACAGTTACAGATGCTATAACAGGAATAGTTCCATATGCTAATGGAGTTATTGCTTGTCAAGGTAATAATATTTATTGGAGTACAGATGGTATTACTTGGCTTCAAATTAATAAAGATACTTATAAAAGTTTAACTGGTACAGTTGCAGTAACTGCAAGTTCAGCAGCAGTTGTTGGAACTGGAACATCATTTACAACTGAATTAGCTGTAGATGATAGAGTAAAAATTAATAGTATTACATATAGAGTTTTATCTATTACCGATAATACAAATTTAACATTAGATATTGAAGTTGTATCTACTGTTAGTGGTCAAACTATTTATAGAAGTGGAATGACTTCTGCTGAAGTAGCAAGTGCTACAACAGTTGCAAGAACAAATCAAACTAATAATCAGTTTGCTAACTATGAATCAAAGGGTGCTTATGGAACTTTATATATTGTTGATAGTACCAATAAAGTAGCTGAATTTCAGATTACAACTTCAGGTGGAGTTAATACTTATTACTTTGAAGAACTACAAAGGTCAGCTCCAGTTAATCCTAAAAGATGTACTATCTTTTCAGAACGATTAGTTGTAGCTGGACAATCTGTATCAACAAGTACTGTTGCTTATAGTAGCCGCTTAAAACCTTATGATTTTGAAGCTACTGGTTCAGGAGCAATTGATGTTGGAGATATTATTGTAGGCATTAAAGTTTTTAGAAATACTCTTATTATATTTTGTAAAAATAGTATATTTGAGTTGACAAGTCTTGATTCTGACCCTATACTTAAGTCTATAACCAAAAATATAGGTTGTATAGATGGAAATACAATTCAGGAAATTGGTGGAGATTTAATATTTTTAGCACCTGATGGATTAAGAACAGTTGCTGGAACAGCTAGAATTGCTGACGTTGAAATCGGTTCTGTTAGTAGAAAAATCTTACCTTTAATAAATGACCTTTTAGATAATATTGCTGATTATACTCTTGCAAGTATGGTTATTAGAGAACGAAGTCAATATAGATTATTTTACTTTCAATCAGGTCAAGCAGATGCAAGTCAAAAAGGAATTATAGGAACATTTAAATTTGATGAACAGGGAATCCCTGCTTTTGAATGGAGTAATACAAAAGGTTTAGTCGTTAAGACTTGTACTTCAGATTTAAATACTTCTAATGAAGAAGTGAAATTTAGTGCAGATGAAAGTGGATATGTTTATTTGCATGATAGTGGAAATAATTTTAATGGTGAAAATATTAGTGGAGTATTTCAAACACCAGATATGGATTATGGCGATAATGGTTTAAGAAAAAGTCTTTATGCTGTTAAAGCAAATATTAAACCAGAAGGAGTACAAGACGATTTAAAATTAAGAATTAGATATGATTTTGAATCTTCAGATGTTCCCCAACCTGGTGTATTTAGTGTTGGTACTTTAGCTGCTACATCTTTATATGGAGGTGCTGCATATGGAACAGGAACTTATGGTGCAGTAACTTTACCAAGTAAAAGAATGTTAGTAATAGGAAGTGGTTTTTCAAATAGTTTTAGATTTTATAGTAATGATACGAATGCTGCATATGCAGTTAATGGATTATTTGTATCATTTATAGCAGGAGGAAGAAGATAATATGGCAGGTTATGTACGACAAAGTTCAGCCGAAATAGCTGATGCTCTTACAATTGAAGCTGTTGATTTAAATAATGAGTTTAATGATTTAGTAGCAGCTTTTAGTAATACTTCAGGACATAAACATGATGGCACAGCAGCCGAAGGTCCTGTTATTGCTGTACTTGGAGATTCAGGTGTAGCTACTCCATTAAATAAAATTTTAATTGATACTACAAATAAACATTTAGAATTTTATACAGATGTAAGTTCTGCAGCAGTACAACAATTAAGAATTCAAGATGGAGCAATCGTTCCAATTTTAGATAATGATATAGATGTAGGTACATCTGCTTTAGAATTTAAAGATGCATTTTTTGATGGTACTGTAAATTTAGATACTTTAGTTATCGGTACTTCAACTGGTGTAACATCTGTTGATACAGATTTAACTTCTGCTTCATCAAGTGATGATACTTTAGCTTCTGCTAAAGCAATTAAAACTTATGTAGATGCAGTCCCTGTCGGAGACCTAACTGCTATTGTTGCAGGAAGTGGTTTAACTGGGACATCTTTATCAGGACCAATACCAACTCTAAATGTAATTGGTGGAACAGGTATTACTGCAAATGCAGATGATGTAGCAATTGATGCTACAGTTGTTACAAAAACAGGAGCACAAACTCTTGAAGATAAAACTCTTACAACTCCAATTATTTCTAGTATTTCAAATACTGGAACATTAACTTTACCTACTTCTACAGATACATTAGTTGGTAAAGCTACTACAGATATTCTAACAAATAAAACATTAACAAGTCCAGTTCTTAATACAGCAATTAGTGGAACAGCTTTTAAAGATGAAGATACTATGTCTTCTGATTCAGCAACTGCTGTCGCTTCACAACAATCAATCAAAGCATATGCAGACTTAAAAGCAGTACAAACAGGAACAACAAACAATCAAGTCACAACTGTAACAGGTGCAAATGCATTTCAAGGTGAA